CCAACATACACTTCGTCATCTTTACACACTACAGTGTAATTATCATTTACAACTCTAGTCACCTGACTTCCATCAGGATGAATTTCATGGAAAGTTCCTGAACGGTGTTCCACTGCTATTCTTTCTACACCTAGTGTATCATCAATCTCTAATACATGACCTGATTCAGATTCTAAAACTTTGTTGTAAGGATAAACTGGTTTTGCTTTTGATGGAATACCATTTGCATCACTAGTGTCTCTTGAAGTGTAATCACCCTCACCTCTTGCAAACTTGGATAGGTCTGAATCTTCTATGTATAATGGATACTTTGGAAGTTCAGTGACTGTTGGATTTGTAGTTTTAGAACCTGTGCCATCATAATTGATTTCAAGTGTTTCGGGTTTAGTTGGTGCAGAGTCTAGTGCAGTGGTTAACCCAAACCCTCTTCTTGCATCTTGTTTTGGATTCGGCCCATCAGGTGTTCCTTCATAACCTGCAACGGTTAATTCTCTTGGGTCATTAAAACCTGTCTTAACTTTTCGTTCTATAAGTTTCTTATCGACCCCTTCCTTATAACCTGCTTGTGGAATACCTGCAGCTGTCCCTATAATAACTGGTTGTTGACACGTATCTCCATCTCTAAAGAAACCAAATACTGTAGAACCTTCCACAAGTCCGTGTTGTGTCCCAAAACCCGATAACCCTGCAGAGGTAGTCGGTAGTAACACTTGAGCCCATGGAAGGTCGGGTGTAGCAATAAGTTGTTTGTTTGCAGTATGGATACCATGACAACGAACTCTGACTCTACCAATCTTAAGAGGGTCTTGTCTATCTTCAACTATACCATAAAAGGTTTTCATTATATACTCCTAGGAATTGTTTCTGTCACTTCTGCACTTTCTATATCCATTGCATAACTTTCTTTAACACATTCTAAATAACAAACACCTCTATTATGAATAGGGTCTGCATTGATACATAAATCTATTATTAAATATCTATTATCATTTAGGTTGTCTTTTGTAGATTGCTTAGATTGTTGAGATTCGGGTTCAGGTATGTTTAACCTTATAATTTGACCAACTGTCAAATCTGTTCTTAAAGGTACGGTAACAACAATACGGTGTTGTTGTAGTGTTTCTAATAAACCTTTCCTTTCTAGTACTGCATTATCTCTGATAACATCTGCTTGAAATGTTTCGTTGTCTGATAAGTTTTTTGCATTATCAAAGTCGTGTGCATTACTATAGTCATAATACACTACACTTTCAAATGCCTTATTCATTGAGAGATGGTTTGTAAACTCTTTCGAATCTGCTGGTGTGAAATCATCTTTTAGTACATCTGCAGTATTTGTCTGCTCTTCAATGTTTGTTCTTATCAAAGGGAATCCTGAAACATGTTGTCCTCTTTTAAATGTTTCATCCATATCATATACAATATCAGATTCTAGTTTTCTTATAGGGTCATATACTTTCATTGACGATGCATATGCACCATTCATAACACCTCTAAGTGTATCAAACTGAGCTGGTTTTTCTACATGCATGATTTCAGTATTCAGACCACTGTAATCATTAATATCTAAATCTTTAGTTTCTATATTTGCATTTCTCGGTTTGTATGAGAATACTAATGGGAACTCCATTGAGAACATTGTGTCTATACTTGTAAATCTAAATCCACCGTTGATTGTCTGAAAGAAGAACATACCATTTTTCCATGACTGTTCTCCTCCACCAACAGATGCTTCTGATACTATGTGGTCTGTAAGTTCTGCAACTGACCAATTAGGACAAATGAATTGCATCTTGTCGGGACTTGTCTCTTCCCATGACTCAATTTCATTTGGTTTGATATTAACACCTTTAGGGTCTTGTAATACTTGATATAGCATATCAGTATAAGAACCCCTTAAAGTTTGACTTATTCTAGTTGTCCTTGCAGAAAACATTCTTGGGTCGCAGAACTTTAATTGATATGTTAGTGTATTATTCAATGGTCTCTGTATGTTAACAACTTTATAAATTCTAAATGTTTTCTCAATTGAAAACTCATTTGAAGATAGGTCTGTAACTCCTTCTTTCTGTCTCATACGAATTGTTAAACTTTCTTGACCTGTAAATTTAAAGTTCTTTAATAAGTTGAGTCCGTCTAAAACAGACACATCACCCGTTATAAATTTACTATAAATGGATTCATATAATCTAAGGTTGATTGCTAAATCTGTAGATAGGTCTACTGACTCCTTTTCAGAGTTTACAATAGTTAAAGATTCTAATTGAAATTCACCTGATTGAAAATTACTCATTATGACATCACACGTTCAAATTCTGATACTACTCTTTTAATCCTTTCGGGTTTAATTATTTTTATTATTCTTCTTGATTCATTCTTTGCCCACTCATCATCATAGTGAGAAACTTGATTCCAACCACTTCCACCATAGTTTCTTTTGATGCTGTCTGCATTCTCATAATATGCAACATCATCTTTATGGTCTACTACAGACTGAACTGTAAATGACTTACCACTCCTAGAACCTGTTACAACATCTCCAGCTGAGAATAGACCACTGACAGTAAGTCGTTTCCCAGCACCATCAACTTCTAATACATTACCACTAGTACCTGTATTAGATGTTATCTTTTCTCCAACAAGAAATTTAGAATCAGATGTTATGATATCAGATATTTCTGTTGCAGTAAGTGATTGACCCTCAAACATTTCTTCTATGTAATTGTTAAATGTTTCAGAGTCCATATGCCAATCATAATAGTTTTCCAATTCATTGACTAAGAAAAATGTCCAATGTAATTGTGAGTCTCCATAGAGTTTAGATGCTATTGCATCAGGTCTTTCTCCATCTAAGATTTCATATTTTGCATACTCGATATAACTATTGACTGATTCTCTTTCTATAATAGATTTTCTAAAGAAATCTTTTATAGTAATTATCTTACCAGTGTTTAAGGTGTATTGTATTTCGGGAAAATTACTAAAATATTTATTTGACATTATCCTCTCCCACCACCAACTTTAGGTTCTACTACATCTGCTTCATTAGAATAATCATCAACAATACTTGGCATTCCTTTAATTGATTTGTCCCCTAATGGAGAAATTTGTTGATAATTTTCTTGAGATAGTATTTTGATTTCTACAAACTCTAATGACATTTTAGAAGAGATAGGTTGTCCACCCTCAAAGACTGCAAACTTTTGTCCATTGAAATGGTCTACATCACACTTGGTACACACCATAGGTAAAAATCCATCTAAGACATTTCGTATCGGCCCTTCAAATTCTACATCAAATATGTTTGGATAGTTAAAGTAGTTCTCCACATCATTCTCATCACTAGAACCAAATGTATCAGGCAACATAGCAGTTCTAAATGCATACATGATTTTATTAATCTCGTCTGCTTCTTCTTGACTCTTCGGCCAGAACTCGTATTCAAATGCAAAACTTCTAAATGAAATACCTTCTAGTGTTTGTTCTTGCATAGGATTGACTGCTCTACCATCTCTAAGGTTTCCTATACCACCAGTTAATTTATTTCCTAATGCATTTAGTGCCTTATTACCCATGGCTTTAATTGCTTCACCTGTTTCTCCAATGGTCTCACCGAAACCTTCTGCTTCTCTTATCTCATTGATTGTTCTAGAACCAAAACCAAAGTCCTGTCCACTAAAAGAAACTTGTGATGTTGATGATAACCCATCAGGAACATACAATGCAATTTCTACTCCAGTATCACCGTATATATTTTGAGCATTAGTTCCTTCTCGTTTTGCTCTAAGTCTTGTTGAGAAAACGATATAGTTATCCAAGTCATCTTTCAATGGATACCTTAACTCTTCTAATCCTCTGTTGACATCAGGATGGTCTAATTTATATTTTGCTTTGTTTCCTGCAACACTTGCTTCAAGTGTTTTTCTTCGACTCTCTAATTGTCGTTTTGCCTTTTCTGCATTTTCTCCAAGTTGGTCTAATGCAGAGGTAAAGTTTCTGCTACTAAACTTACTTGCAATGCCCTTGAAGGAATTGATTGCAGACTTTGCCTTATTGATTTTTGAAATTAGTTTGTCGATAGATGCCATTGAGAATCTCTATAAATAGTATTAAATTAATTATGTACACTTCTATTTATGCAACATAAGGGTAGGTTCAAACCGAAGAACTATAAAAAGTACAAAGGAGATTCTACAAAAATCTTTTACAGGTCATCATGGGAAAGAAACTTCATGATATATTGTGATAAGTCTCCAGCAATCTTAGAATGGAGTAGTGAAGAATATGTGATTCCATACGTATCACCACTCGATAAAAGAGTACATAGATACTTTCCTGATTTTTATATCAGGTATAAAAGTGCAACGGGAAAGATTATGAGAGAGATAATCGAAGTCAAACCCAAAAGACAGACAATGCCACCCAAACCCCAACAAAGAAAAACTAAGAAGTATCTAAATGAGATTACCACTTATGCAGTCAATGAAGCAAAGTTCAAAGCAGCAGAACAATATTGCAAAGATAGAAAGTATAAATTTCGTATATTAACTGAAGACGATTTGACCTAAAGACATAAATAGATTGTATGGGAATCTTTACTGACGTATTATTATCTAAGCCTGCAGACATAGAGTCCAATTCTAAAGAAGGAATAGAATGGTTTAAGCAAACACTTCAGAAGATGAGTAGGTCTAAGTTAAAGAACATAAACTTACTTAGAGAAGAAACTGAAACTGATAATGTAAGGGATGATATCATAGGACACATGTATATGTTTGTATATGATGCATTGTATAAAGATGTTCTACCGTATTACGATAGATTTCCTTTAGTGATTCCAATGGATTTTACTAACAATGGTTTTATAGGGTTGAACTTACATTACATTGCACCCAAGTATAGGGCAATACTATTGGAAGAACTCTTCTCCCTAATTAGTGATACTGAATTAGATGGCGAAACACGATTTAAATTATCGTATGGTTTAATCAGGAAAGTATCGAGGTTCAGGTATGGGAAACCTTGTGTAAAAAGATACCTAACAACCCATATTGACGGACAACTAGAAAGAGTTCAACCAGTACATTGGAGTTTGGTTTCACAATTACCAAGTGCAAGATTTGGAAAGGGTACAAATACGTTAACAGTTTATAAAGACAGTAGGAAACAATTTTAATGGGAACATCAATAGACAAATTCAAATTCAACTTTGACCAAGGTGCAAGAAGCAATAGATTCTCTGTTGATATTCATTGTCCCAAACTCGGTTTCTCCTTAGAGGGTATACGAGTAGAAAGTTGTTCATTGCCAGGCAGACAATTAACAACCAATCCATGGTCTGAATATGGTGTAAGACGTAATATGGTGACTGGAGAGATATTAGAAGATGGTGGAACTATAGAGTTGACCTTCTTATGTGATTCATCATTTGAGGATAGATTTTTGATTGAATCATGGAATAGTATTATCTATGAGAATGCAGGATTACAAGAAGGTACTACAACCCATCCTATATTTGCATACTTAGATGACTACTCGGGAACAGTTAACATAGCACAATTAAGACATAACGATAAAGAAGCACTGACATATACATTAAATGAAGCATATCCATCTGCATTTGCACCTCAAGAAATGAGTCAAGGTGAAAGTGGGATTATGAAATTCTCATGTACTATAAGTTTTAGGAATTGGACTTCGGAATATAAAGCAGCACCTAAGTTGTCTGCACTAAATAAAGGAAGAAGAGCATTAAGAGGTTTTGCTGATGCACTAGGAACACTTGGAAGATACAACAAAACTGCACAGAAATTTGCAGATAGGTTGACAAGAAGTGATAGTAGACTAGGTAGGTTAGCAAACCTTTTTGGTGGAAATGGTTAAATACAATATGGAGTAAATTATGGGATTACCAATCCAAACAACACCCACATATAGGTGTGTGTTGCCAAGTAGTGGAAGGGAAGTTAAGTACAGACCCTTCTTAGTTAAAGAACAAAAGATTCTTTCAATTGCAAAAGAGAGTGAAGACCAAAAACAAATCTTCAATGCAATTAAAGACCTTATAGAAAGTGTTACGTTTGGTGAAGTGTTAGCAGATAACCTTGCAGTAATGGATTTAGAATATCTATTTCTCAAGACTCGTTCTGCATCAGTTGGTGAAACAACTACAGTAAACACATCTTGTAGTGATACAGATTGTGGAGGAAGTGCTACACTTAAAATCAATCTAGATGAGATTGAACCTAAAGGTGAATCAGCAGACAACAAAGTTATGATAAATGATAATGTTGGTGTCACACTTAGACCACCTGTTGTCAAAAACATAAAGAGTTTAGGAAGTGGTGAAGATGCAGATGTAGTAGAAATTCTAACAGCATGTATTGATTCGATATTTGATGAAGAGAATGTCTACATGGCAGACGAGACATCAGATAAAGATTTATTAGAGTTTGTTGAGAGTTTGACATTTGGACAACTAGAACAACTTAGTATTTGGTTTGAGTCTCTACCAAAACTAACTTACACAACAAGTGGAGCTTGTGAAGTTTGTGGTAAAGAGACTACGAGAACACTAGAGGGATTACAGAGTTTTTTTTAATATCTCTTTCTCATGAGTCCGTGTTTAATTATTATAACACGAACTTTCAGTTAATGCAACACCACAAGTATTCATTAACAGAACTCGAAAACATGATGCCTTGGGAAAGAGAAGTATATGTCAAACTCCTTCTCAATTGGTTAGAGGAAGAAAAGGAACGACAGAAGAAACAGAAATAGTACATAATGCATAAAGTGATTTTTTAATTTATATTAGAGGATAACAAAATGGCAGAAGAAGAGTACAAAGACCAGTCTAGCAACGAGGTCGAAATTGATTTAGATAAGTATATGGCACTTATCGAAAAACTTGATGAACAAGAAGATGTCATCAAAGAGATGAAAGAAGATGCCATCAAAGCAAAACGTGGACTCGAACCTCCTAAACGAAAGTTTATGGATTTGTTTTTAGATGACAATGACCTTAATGAAAAGGCAATCATTGGATTTATTTCTTTCTTCCTAATGGTAGTGTTTGGTATGACTGACTTGGTCACTGCACTAGTATGGGACATGGACTTAAAGGTATCAGAAACAATCTACACATCATTTGTTGTAGTGACACTTGGTGCATTCGGTATATCAGAAGCAGGAAAAGCATTCGGTAAATAGGAAACATAAATGGCAGTCGATACAGAACTTCAAAAACTGGTTAGTAATCTAAACAAAACTAATAAACAATTAGTTGAAAATAGAAAAGCATTAGGTACAGAAGCACAAAAAGAACTTGCAACACAAATCAGTGAACAAAAGACCGAGTTCTCTTCATTTCTTGCAAGTAGAAAAATGAAGAAAGCAGAAATGGCTTTTGATAAAACAAAACTCCAAGATGCACAAAGAATACATGAAGCAAATATCAAAATGCAAGAGGATGCCATTAAGAATGACCCTACTCTAAAATCTATGAAGTTGGAAGAAGACCGAATTAGAGAAGAACTTAGACTAAATGAACAATCCTCCAACAATGCAAAGAGGAGAGAAAAACTTAATAAAGAACTTAATGAGAATATTAAAGAACAATCAAGCCAAAGACAAA